TCAGTTTTCCAGACTTTCCAAGGCCTCCAGGGCAAGATTGTTCTCTTTTTCCCGACTATCATCAAGCATGTGTGAATACACGCGCAAAGTGATGGTAATGTCAGAATGCCCAAGCCGTTTTGAGATGTAGTAGATATCGACGTTCCTGCTGAGCAGAAATGACACATGGGAATGGCGCAGTCCGTGAAAGGTAATTCGGGCAGACAGTGGCCGGTCCATTTTTTTCTCCACCCGATCTTCAATGGCCCTGAGCGCTTTATTGGCAGCAGCATTTGTCGGCACAGTGTTCTGCTTATTACGAAACACCATTTGTAGATCATCACGCCTCCCTGTGCGAATATAGTACGCGGTCTGCTCTGACTTGATCCTGTGCAGTAGCATCATGGCCTCCGGAGTTAGGCTGACCGTTCGCACGCTGGATGGTGTCTTAGTGGGCTGAAAACCCTGGCCAAAGTGATAGTCCCACGTTTTGTTGATGTTGATTGAGGAGGTGACCCAATCAACATCTCCCCACGTCAGCCCGACCAGCTCGCTGTACCGGGCACCGCTAACCGCGCCAAGATAAATTAAGCAGTTAGAGATGTTATTGTAGCTGGCGTGGCTGAGTGCATCTGTCATGATAGCTTGCAGTTCATCAGCTTGCAGAAACTTATCTGCCTCACTTTTACCACGACTACCAGACAGCTCAACATTTAGGGTGAAGTCAACAGAAATCAGTTGATCGTTGATGGCGTTCTTGACCATTGATCGGACATAGCCATTTAACCGCTGAGCGGTAGACCGGCTGCGGGTTTCACCGAATTGGTTCATGAAGTCCTGCCATTCGGAAGGTCTCACTTCCCGCAGAAGCCGGTTGCCGAACCAGGCACGCAACTCTTTTCCAATAATGGGATAGCGCTTCTCTGTTATCATAGTGTGCTTGCCAGTCTTGTAGCGGGCAACCCAAGCATCCCAGTAGTCGGCCATGGTAACGTCACGATTAGAGAGGTCGCCGCCATTACGCTTGGCTTTTTCTACTTCTTCGGCCGCTGCGGAAGCTAGCTGCTTGGTGCGGAAGCCACCGTGTGACACGATTTTTTGCTCACCATCTTTGTCTAGATAAGAAACTCGGTATTCCCACTTGCTGCTACGTTTCCGAAATGATGCCATGATTTCACCTCCGTGTGCTATACTGGGGTACGCAAAGAGCGCACTCGTGGTGCTGTTTGCCCTAGCGTCTACCCGACCGGCCATGGTGTGGGGTAGGCGCTTTTTCTATACTATATTGGAACAGCAATTTCATTGGCTATGATGTAATGCTAGCTTTTATGAGTTTCATAATATGGTCCTCCTTTATGTATGGCAAATTATTGGTTTGATTTTGGACCATACACATGCTTAATGAATTGTGGCGTTTCAGAAAGCTTACTTTTATTCTTGATTTTCTTTATTGATACAACAATACAATTATTAAGCTCAACTTTTTCTTTGGCAGTAAACTCTTGTGAATTTGAAATATCGAGCAAGACGGAACACTCGTACTTTTTTATTGGCACGGCTTCGAAATTAGTCCACTTCTTATCCTCAAACTTATAAATGCTAACTATTACAGAGTTTTCCATAAGCGTTCCTCCAATAAATCGTTTTAGGCATTGATTGGATAAGTGGTTCAACGCCCGTTGGTCGGCTCGCACGACCGTGCCGCTAGACGGGTTTTGTTGCGCAGGTGCTACTTATCTGTGTGGCGCCAGTGGAATATGAATAGCAACGAAGACACTATTAGCATGATTGCCCCGTTGAATAGCTGCTGGTAGAGGTAGATACCGGGCTGTGCGGACTTGTCGAACCAGATCAGCGATGAAATACCAGATACAACGGTGTATAGCGAAATCAAAGCAACTACAAGACAAACCAAGCATGCTGCATACATATATACATTTTTGACCTTCATGTCAGTTCTCCTTTCAGGCCAATGCCCACGAACCGAGTTGCACAGGCCTGATACTGTGGCGGGTTAGGCAAGCACTATCTCAAGGTATGGGGACAGGCGCTTTTTGATTTATTAAGAATGAGATGAAATACTGGCTAAGATTGTTCTGTGATGGTACATTATATGAGAGATAACTTGAGAAGGAGAAACGCTGGGTTCCCGAATGGGAGTAGGCTTCGGCTAAGAATTCCTATGCGCCTGGGGTTGTCTCTTTTTTGTATCTTGATTGGTTGCAATAGCCAGTTTTAAATGGTCTACAACGGATCGCGGGTGCGCCTTAATGTGCTTTTCAACGAGGTCTATACATTTTTGAGAATAGGTGAAAGACTCAGATTTCCCAACAATATGTTTGTAGGCATAGTCTGGATTATTCTTAGCGTCGAAAAACTTTATAAATAGGCTCAAGTCGCTACTGTTAAAAGTCCTTCTTTTTTTACCACCTGGAGTTCTGACGTAATAGCCGACCTTTTTAAGCTGTATCCAGTTATTAACCTGTGAAACAACACCGCTAAAGGAAAAGGGGTGCGTATTTTTGGGGTCGCGAACGCGATTTATGATTGCTGCTTTTTGGTCGGCGTCGTTTACAACGGAGACGATAAAGTCCGCGTCCTTTTTATTTTTAGTGATGTAGGTTTTGTGGTCGATTGGAATCGAGAAGCTGGTGCTATCAATTTGGTCGGTCGCGTCAGATATCGCTGTGCTCTCATTGAGAATTTGCTGAGCAATTTTCGTCGGGTATTTACTCTTGATCGCGTTTACATCCAGACCGTCTACATTGACAGAGAGCGACAGGAAGTGCTGGTCAAATCGGTCGGTAACATCAATTCCAAAAAAGCTGTTGAACTTATTGACGTAGTTGAAGACAGAAGATTGAAAGAGTTCGGCGTATAGCTGTTCATACTCTGTGGTCACAAAATGGGTTGCAGTATCTCTCAGTCCTATAATTTTCTCAAGATTAATCCGCAGGGGCTCTCGCTTATCTGTAAAGACACGCTTGAGCGCGTCTGATAGTGCAATTGAACGCGAAGGATTGTCTCGATAAAAAATAGAGTCGAAGCCGTTTAAATCTATCAGCCTTGCCTTCAGCATTAATTCCCACGAATTACAGATAAAGAATGAAAATGCCTCGACTCGGTACTTAATGGTTGGCCTGTTGTAAAGCTCGAGCGCGAGAGTAAACGACTCCTGGCTTTTCTCCAGCATGGTGTCGTATATAAGTGTTTCACGCTTAGAACGTTCTGCTGTTTTCATTGCTTACTTTATCTCCTAACAAAATCATCAATGAAAAAAGTCATATCCCCAGTATCTGTCGTTTCCGCCCTCTCCGGAGGGCTTTTTGTTTGCGCCCATTTTGGACGTAAGCCCACGGCACGTCCTGCCCGTGCCTGCCGCTTGGTGGGTTAGTTGATGACAACGCCTATGATGCTGACATCTTCGGGATCTAGGTATCTGTCGGGATACTTGTCATTCAGTGAGTGTAGAACAATTTTCTTTTGTTGATAGTCGCGGGACACCTGCTTGAACGTGACGCCCTCGTCGGCCACACGGACAACGGCCAGATCGCCGTCATCGATCGTGTCTTGCCAGCGAACAAATATCTGCGAATACTTCGGGTAGTCGGGCTCCATTGAGTCGCCTTCAACGGTCACGATTTCATCTGCACTAGCTGGGATGTCGTCAACATTGACGCGCGTCCTACGCACCTCAGCGTCCTGTGTGGCGCCATCGATTGGAGCACCGGCGGCTGTGCCACGCCCGCACACAATCTCACGCTGTTCAGGGAACGGGACGACATTCTCGTTCTGTTGCTCCTTCAGCTGATCCTCGGCGTAGGTGTACACGTTCTGCTGACGGTCAGGGTGGAGCTGGACAACGGTGTCGTGAATGCTTTCTACCAGTCCGGTAGATTTAAGACCCATCAGAACTTGGGGTTTAACCCCAAGAGCAAGGGCAACTTTGGCAACGACTTCTATAGGTACCTTTTCTATGTCTCCCTTTTCGTATCTGAAAATGGTTGATCTCGAGACACCAATCGCGTCAGCGAGCGTGTCTGCACTAATCTTCTTTTGCTTTCGGATAGCTCTCATACGTTCTCCAACATTCATATATGGCACCTCCTTTTTCTTTAATTATAATGTCTTGTCGCAAAATTGCAACATAAAAAAGTCGCGATAATGCGATTTTTGTGTTGACAACTCAAACAACACGGATTAAGATTGGTTCATAAAGTCGCAGGAACGCGACAGAAGGGAGGAACACAAATGCTATATGTAAACCTCGATAGGCTAAAAGGACTAATGACAGAACGACACATTACCCAGGAAAAATTAGCGGATTCGCTTGGTGTTGCGCGAAGCACAGTATTTCGCAAAATGCAGCGCGGAGGGCAGGACTTTACCGCACGGGAGATTTTCAAAATGATGGAAGTCATTCCGTTAAGCGATCAGGAAGCTATAGATATTTTTTTAACCAAAAAAGTCGCATTAACGCGACAAAAGGAAGCCGTGTAAAAGGAGGCATAGTAATGAACGAATTAAAAGTAATTGGCCGTGAGCATATCGGCCACATTGAATTCACTGGTATCGAAGGCGGGTTCGGCAAAGACAAAAAGGCGATGTTGGTTAAGGACATTGCGTTGATTCACGGCCAGCCGCTTGGCGAGATTAATCGACGGATCAATGACAACCGAGAACGCTTCAAGAATGGCATCGACATTATTGATCTCAAATCCGTGATGGGTCTGAGCCATAACGAATTTGGCTATACCCAGAACGCTTGGAACCGTAGCGCAAATGCATATCTGCTTTCCGAGCGTGGGTATTCCAAGCTTCTGAAAATTCTCGAAGACGATAAGGCATGGGAAGTATATGACCAGTTGGTTGATGGTTACTTCACCATGCGGGCGGAGGCCAAGGCAACACATCCGCGTATCGATTCCGCTAAGCGGCTTGAGATCATGAGTGAGAATGCGCAGACACGCAAGGGAGCATTGCTTTACCGCATCGCCATGCAAACCAAGTCAGAAACGTCCAAGCAGGCACTGTTGGCCAAGGCTGCGGAAGCAATCACCGGTGAGATGACCATTCCCGTGTTGCTCAAGAAGGAGTACAGCGCAACGGCGGTCGCCCAGAAGCTTGGCACCACAGCCAACAAGGTGGGCCGCACCGCTAATCAAATTGGCATCAAGGCTGAACAGCCGGGCCAGAACAAGTATGGCCGATGGGCTAACAGCAAGTCACAGCACAGCGACAAAGAAGTACCGCAATGGCTGTACTTCGATGAAGGTGTCAAGGCTATTGCAAAGGCAATTAATTCAGCTAAGGAGGCCGTATAGGTATGAACGAACATGCAAAGGGTGAGCGTAGTGCTGAACATCTTGCTTCGGTAAAGAAGGTACAGGACAAAGAAGTCGAAGACCAAGTTACTGAAATGGTCATTGATCTGCTCGCGCAAAAAGGCTTCACATTTGCCAACTTCGAATCCGTTGTGGCTCGTGTGAAGTCTCACTTTCAAGACAATGCAACTATTTAGACCAGGTGTAACGGTATTGTTCGCCTGACCCGTTATCGACAATCAGATACCAGCGTCCCGATCCAGACACCCGAATTGTCACAGGCGTTTGGTCATAGTGGCCGCCAAAATACTGGAAACGACCGCCACGTTGTCGAACGTTGAAATTTGCTTGATCCACCAAGTAAACATCTGCAGCGTGCTGGAGTTCAACAGTAACAGCTAAAGATCCGCTCGGATTGTCGTAATAAGGAATTTTTGCCATTAAATTTCACCTCCTTCCCGAGGTGAATTATCTCACAAAAAGGAGGCATCAGATATGCCACCCACATTAGACCTGATGCCATTAATTCAGGAGGCAATCAAAATAGCCGTGGATCGATCCGTTGCTGACCAGCTCAAGCACGAACCTGATTACCGCCGCTGGTGGTCAGCGAAGGAAGTGCAAGAACGCTATGGCATCACGCCAACCTGGCTGAGCGAGCACATCCTCAACCAGCCGCGGTTCCAACGACAACTTGACGGGTTCGCATTCAACTACCATGGCCAGATGGGCTGGCGGTTCGAGCCACTGGCGTTCAGCGAGTTCATGCGGAAAGAGTTCCGCAACATAGCGAAGGAGGCTAAGTCATGATGCAACAACTAATCGAGTTTGTATTATCACACCCGCGGGCCATTCCGGTGGTTATCATGGCGCTCATGATCGGGTACTTCATGCGTGATCCAAGGGGGTACTTCGAATGATGCGCGATCACTTACGCGAGGCTGAACTATCACGCCAGCACGAAGCCGAAGGGGAGCCGCAACAGTTTGAAGACTGGAAGGGCAACCCGGTCGATGAAAGCCGCGACTATCTCGACTTCCACGGCGAACTGGTTCTGCTAGACGAACTGGAAGACTACGCACGCGATGAATTGGGGGCGACAGACTATGAACCTTAGCACATATGAACGCCTGCGCCGCATCAGGAACCTAGCGATTATTCGCGGCAACGGATACGAATGGCTGGAGAAACTAGCGTGGATGAAGATGCGGGAAACCATGAAGGAAGGTGAAACGAAATGAAGGAACGCCCAATTTTGATCTATCTAAGCGGTGATGATGCCATGGACAAAATCCAACGGGCAGCACGAATTTACATCAATCGCATCACGGAAGGCGAATTCTCTGAGGCAAACGCTGGAGCCCTTGCAGCACTGACTGCCGTTGAACAATCCTTACTTTACGATGAGGAAAATGCAGCCCGTGAAGCGCTTGAAGACACGCAAAAAGCCGCTGGCATGTAGGCCAACGACTAGAAAGGAAACCAAGGGGTATGAACATACTATACGACCTGACAGATAAATTGACAAGCCTACAACGACTGGCAGAAAGCGGCAACGCTGATCCACAAGCGATTGCTGACACGATGGAAATGGTTGAGGGTGACTTTGACGACAAGGCAGTCGGCTATGTCAAGGTTTACAAATCAATTGACGCGGACGTCAAAGAGATTGACGCCGAAATCAAGCGTCTGCAAGAACGCAGATCTAGCTTCAAGAACAACGCTAATACGATTAAGAAACGGCTAGTGCAGGCAATGGTTGAAACCGGCCACGAACATATCAAGACGCCGCTGTTCACAATCTACACCATCCACACACAAAGCGTAGTTGCACCAGAAGACCCGAACCAACTGCCGTCGGAGTTCATCAAAACGGCGGTGACGGCCAACAATACCAAGCTGAAGAAGGCATTGCAATCTGGCCGTGACGTACCAAACGTGCGGTTGGTCGAAAACGTGTCACTGGGGGTGCGGTAGATGGCAGAAGATAGGCAGGAAGCCACTAAAGAAATGTCTGAGCAGAAGGGACTAAATATTGTCCAGAAGCTTGTGATGGCAAGCAAGATGATTAAACCTGTGGCCAAAGATGGCGAGAATTCATTCAATAACTACCGGTTTCAGTCTGAAGCCGCCATTAAGGCCGCAGTAAAGCCGGCGCTAGAAGCAACCGGGTTAATGATCATTCCTTCATACGAAATGCTTAATCAGGAAGATCGGCAGGGGCGTAAAGGAAGCAACCATTATGTTGACGTACTTGGCCGTTATGACATCACAGACGGTCACGAAACGTTGCATGGATCAATGCTTGGCAGCGGCCAAGATACCGCTGAGAAAGCGATGATGAAGGCTGCCACGGCTGCGCAGAAGAACTTCTATAAGCAGTTATTTAACATTAGCGACCAAGAAACAGATGGAGATGCTGACGAAAGTCCAAGTTCAACAGACAAGAAAAATGCTCCCGTTGCGTCTGCGCAAGAGATGGCCACGTTCAAGCAATTGCTGGCTGACTTCGCGGCAAAAGACGGTTCCCAGCCAAACGATATCTATAAGAGTATTGCCAGTTCTGCGGGTGTCACAACAAAGTTCAACGAGTTATCTGAGGCTGAACTCGGGAAGTTAAAGATTGCACTCAGCAAGATTACGGGGTGATCGTTTGCTACTCAACGGGAGCATTGAAAAGCTGAGCGGTGATGAGCTTACTGTCAGGCTAAACAAAATGCCTGACACACTGCGGTTACATCAACTTGCGAACGGCAAGAAGCCAAGTGTCGCCGTTGAGGTTGAAGATGGCCGGAGTATCAGCCCTGACCAGCGTAAGAAGATATGGGCACTGATCAATGATTATGCGCTATACACGGGTTATTCACCACTTGAGATGGAGGCATGGACTAAGGCGTTCTACATGGCTGAAACGGGGTCCGAGTATTTCTCAATGTCTAATTGTTCGATGAGTAAAGCCAGTGAGTACCTGAGCTATGTTATCACATTTGGCTTTGACCACGGCTTGCCATGGAGCACCAAACATATGGACTCAATACCAGACGACTATCCGCTAATGATGCAGTGTCTTAAGCATCGCCTATGTGTGATCTGTGGTAAGCATGCGGATATTGACCACGAGCCGCCGCTTGGAGCAGGACGCAACCGCAATGACGTTGACAACCGGCTATACAAGTTTATGCCGCTTTGCCGAGTGCATCACACAATTCGGCACCAAAAAGGCATCAATTGGTTTATGGATTTCTACAAGATAAAGCCGGTGAAACTTGACGAAGAAACGTTGGTCAGTCTCAGGCTCAATACGAGAAAACAATTCGAAAAATTTGATGGGAGGAATTAGTAATGATTAATAACGTATCACTGACGGGTCGCCTGACCCGTGATGCCGAATTGAAATACACGCAAGGTGGGACTGCCGTAGCCCAGTTCACGCTGGCAGTTAGCCGCAAGTTTACGAATCAACAAGGCGAACGAGAGAGCGACTTCATCAACTGTGTGGTTTGGCGCAAGAGTGCTGAAAACTTTTCCAAATTCACGCATAAGGGCTCGCTAGTCGGTGTAGAGGGACACATTCAAACGCGCACCTATGACAACAAAGAGGGCCAGAAGGTATATGTGACAGAGGTCATTGTTGAGAACTTCGCGTTGCTTGAACCGAAGTCTCAAGCGGCTAACCAAGGATCAACCAACAGTAGCCAGCCAGCAGATGATGACGATCTTCCATTCTGATTTGAGGTGATTGCATGGCAGACGGAGGCTGGATCAAGCTATACCGCAAAACACGCCAGTCCTTTGTCTGGACTGACCCGAATCTACTCAAGTTGTGGCTTTTGTTATTAATTAAAGCCAGTCACAGCGACAGCAAGTTTTTGTTCAATGGTCAAGAAATATCCGTGACAAGCGGTCAACTGGTCACAGGTGCCCATGTACTGGCGTCCGAGATGAATGAAGGAGTGCCACGTGACAAGGCCGTGACATGGCGAAGTGTCTGGAGATGGGTTAAGAAATTTGAAAACGCCGAAATGTTGACAATCAAATCAACCTCGCAATACAGCGTCATTACTATAACCAATTTTAATAACTACCAGAGCAGTGACAAGCGAGTGACAAGCGACTGTCAATCGACTGACAATCAAGTGACAACATACAAGAACTTAAAGAATGAGAAGAATGAAAAGAATATAAACCATAGTTCGGCTAGCGCCGAACCGCATGTCGACTTTGACAAGCTGTTTGAATATCTCAACGAAAAAAGCGGCAAGCACTTCAAGAACACGGCTACTAACAGAAAACTGGTGCATGAGCGATTGCGGGAAGGCTTTACGCCAAAGGATATTCAAACTGCTATCGATAACGTGACTGCGGGGTGGCTTGGCACCGAAATGGAGCAGTACATCAGGCCGAGCACTATTTTCCGCGCATCGAAGTTTGAGGGCTATGTGAACAGTGTGCCGCGTGTGGCTAAACCACAGCAAAGCGGTGGCAGGCCACGGCGGCAAGAGGCCACACCGGAGTGGATGGCTAAGGACTACAAAGCACCTAAGCAAGAGGCTACAGAGGCCGAAAAAGCTGAGCTGGCGGCCCAGTTGGCAGAGCTTGACAAGATAAGGCAGGAGCATGACGCATGACAACACGAGAGCAGCTTAGGAGTAGAAATGCAACCAGCAGTTAAATTGACAATCCCGGGTGAACCGGTTGCTCAAGGTCGGCCTAGGTTTTCTCGGCGAGGAAAGTATGTAAGTACGTATGATCCGCCCAAGTCACGTGGCTACAAAGAATACATTAAGCAGATTGCACGGCAGGAGCTCCATATTGAGCCTATGACGGGTTCTATCGCGATAAACGTGAAAGTATACAGGGGCATTCAAAAAGCCGGTAGCAAGCTTACTAAGCGGCAAAAACAGGACGGCATCATTAGGCCAACTGTTAAACCGGATACAGACAACTATTACAAAGCGGTGTCTGATGCGCTGACCGGGATTGTGTGGGTAGACGACAACCAAATCGTTGAGATGCATGTTAGCAAGTGGTACAGCGACACACCGCGGGTAGAAATTGAGGTAGAGGAACTATGTCACAAATGCTGAAATTACCGGAGGAAATCTAATGGGATTATATAACAGAGGCACTGTGGAAAGCTGGAAGGCGTCATTACGCAATGCCAGACATAGTGGCAATCCGCTGACAATCAAAGTTGATGAGCTATGTTTGAAGCTGGCTATGTCCGGCATGACCATCGCTGACTTGAAAGACAACGATTCACGACTGGTCGAAATTCGGCAGATCGTGCCACGGCGAAAAGATGTAATAGAGCCTACCGCCGCCGAAATCAGGCGTAAGGAACGGAACGAAAAAATCTGGAACTTGCACCTGAAAGGCTGTTCGCCAAAGCTGATTGGCAATGAAGTCGGCATATGCGCGACAACCGCGCTAAAGCTGGCCAAGCAGTTAATGCGTGAGCACAACAACGCAATTGACTACACGCAGGTTGCGGTCGAACGATTGACTAAGGAAGGCCAAACAGTCGGGCAAATAGCACTGACCTTAGGATATAACCAGAATACAATTACGGCAAAGCTAAACGCTATGGAGCATAGATATGCTTAGCATTATGGCAATCGTATTCATCGGCATTGCGATTGTCGAAATCGGCTTCTATATGAGCATTGTAATGCCAATCATATTTTTATGCCTGGCCGTGGTAGCAATCTGGGGTTCAGTGATGATGGAGGATAAGAAATGAAAATTATTAAGGTAGCACTAGCGGTAACTATTTTCCTGACGTTGGCAGCAACAATCATTGCAAAAACGTTTCAAGGAACAGTGCTTAACACGTTAATGGCCTTGGTTATCCTAGAACTACTTGCAAATATTCAGATTAGTGAAATCGCAGATAAAATGGAGGCGCGGAAATGAGTCTATATGCAGTGAAGAACGACAAGGGCGATTACTTAAATGGTGTGGCTGGTGAAAAACCAATATTTGGTGGTTTAGACAAAGATTGTGTATTGAATGGTGAAGATGCCGGATGGTTGGCTGGTCGTGGATACGGCCACGTCGTCGAGCTGATTGAGGCCCCGGCGAAGGCCGTGGTGAGCGAAGAAGCTGTTGCCAAGATTTTACGCGAGGCAAAACGGTATGCCGATGATTATATTTCCGAGGATAAGTTGGAGTTAGAAATCAAAATGGCGCTCTCCGCTTACAAGCCTGCCGGTGTCTCAGAGAAGGACGTGGTGAGCCAAGAGGAAGCGAAGATGCTGGAAAAGGCCAAAAATACAACCGTGTGGCGTCCCGCATCAGTCATAGACAAATATGCATACGAGCATGAACGACAGGCAGATGATGAGGTACTTCTGGAAGACCGTCTTATGCGCGCCTACGTCAACGGCTGGACGGTCGAGAAACCGAAGCGCTACGTCCTGCCAATGCCATACGGAGCGGACGACGATGACCCAGATAACAGCCCTTACGCGGCGGTGAATAGAGACTATCATGCGGGGCCAGCGTGGTATCAGGGACCTTGCGTTTCATTTAAGAAAGCACGGGAGCACTACTCTGTCACCCAGGCCGACATCGACGCGGCGCCGGCTTGGGTGCGCGCAATCACACCCGTGGAGGTGAAGGACTGATGGCAAGCAAGTATGTTCGCCGCGTGAAAAAGGACCTCACCCGACAACGGGTTGAGGTTTTGAAAAGCGCACGGAAAGAGTTATCTGGTTCTCCTGCATATAACCAGCCAAAGCGGTGGAGGTTATCCAACCGCGTGTACAGCAAGTGGGATGAGCCACAAATCGTGGAGGTACGAGATGAGAGAGATTAAGTTTCGAGCGTGGGACGGTGAAAAGATGGTTGAAGTCGCCGAGCTTCACCTCAACACCAAAGAGTTGTTGGTAGACGATGAAGAGTGGCTGAGCATGCACCATTCACCACTCATGCAATTTAATGGCCTGTACGACAAGAACGGGCGCGAGATCTACGAAGGCGACGTTGTGCGAGTTCAAGAGACGATGGACGGTGGTCGAATCGTCTGTCTTGAAGCGATTGCCACCGCTGTCTGGAATGAGGAGAGAGGATGCTGGGGCTGTGAAGGAGAATTTAGTGGTCATTTGGCTGATTATGCTCTTGGCACGATGCTCAGTCTGATGGGCAATTGCTGCGAAGTCATTGGCAACATCTATGAGAACCCGGAGCTACTGGAGGTGGCCGAGCATGAGTAAGCGGTGGTACCTGGTGGAAGGACACCTTAACGGGGACTATTGGGTGCTGGTTGATGAAACTAACCCAAACCAAGAAGATGAAATAGAAGAAATTTGCGAAACCTGTTTTGACAGTGACTGGATTATTGGAGTTGCCGGAACGCTTAAAGAGGCCAGAAAGTTGTGCGGAGAGCACTACGACAACGATTATGGACGTGAAATGTTCAACGAGTTCAAGAAGCTACTGGAGGTGACCGAGCATGACGACTAAAGCTGACATAGACGCGGCGCAAAAGGCCATAGATGCCGCGAACAATGCAATCGGCAAGCTTGATCTGTGTGGCCTGTATGATTGCGCGTGGCAAGCAAACAACAATTATCAACGCATCATTGATTACAACCGGGAGCAGTTGGAGGTGGCCGAGCATGACGATGATTAAGCTGGACAGCGGGAATTACATCAACACAGAAGCCGTCGAAGTAATCAAGGGTGGTGACAACCCATACATCGTGACGCGTTGCGGTGACGTGATTACTATCACCCCCGCCGACAGAGACCGCATCGTGGAAGCAATCAATGGGCCAACTGTGGCGACTGCACAACAGGATGGCCTCAAGCCATTTACCGCAGAGGACTTCAAGCACATTGGGAGGGGCAACGCATGACAGCACACAAATACTACAAGCGCGGGCTAGTGACCGCAGAACGGTTTGATGGTAGCGATGAAATGGCAAAGCGATGGGGACTTCTCGCTGATGGCCCACGATGGTATACAGGCGATACCATCATGGACTTTCTGGTAAAGCGTGGCATGTGGATAATTGGAATGCCAAGAAAATACCTGTCACAACAGATAATCACTGATGAAGCCTTTCACCGCCTATACGCACCGCTTCCCGTCATTCCGCAGGCGGTGGCGTATGCGATTGAGTGGTTCCAGCAGAACGACGAGACCATCGGCGAAATCTGGCGGAACCTGTACGAAGACGTTGACGATGACTGGAAACAGGTACCGAACCTTCGTGAGCCGGAGGAATGGATGCTAGATCACCAAGATACATTTACTATGGCTTGGTCGCTTGGAGAGTGGGAGGTAGAAGAATGACTGAAACCAAGCAACAGGTCTTCAATGCGGCAGTCGAGAAGGCCGTGGGCATGACGCTGGTGGCCGGATATACCGCCTATGTAGACAAGTACCGCGAAGATATGCAGAAACGTTACGCCGCGGCCTCAGATAGTGACCCGGCGTGCCAGTATTGCCACACTCCATCGGGCAGAGAAGTTACGAAGCAAGAATATATAAATGACTATATGACCGATGAAGCCAATGGCGATCCTATTGACACATTAGATATCGGCATGCTCATTGGCATTACTTGCTGCCAGTGGTGCGGCCGGAGACTGGAGGCAAGCCATGAGCCTGCATGATTATCTGGGGATCAAGTTCTGGTTCGAGGTCATTACTACAATCGTTGGCCTCACTGCGTTTGCTATCTGGTTAATTTACAACTGGTGGCATAATCGTTGATTGCCGTTCAGTCAAACGAAATGGAGAGTATGAATGACAGATTTAATGTTTGAGGATGCTTTATTGCTGGTGCTGATTGGCTTTGCGATATGGATTATCATTAATGGCATATACAAAAAGAAAATCAGAAATGTACAAGGCCAGCCTATGATCGCTGGAGAAGCCTTGTTTGTGGTCACGGTGGCACAAAACAAGTTTGTTGAGTATTACAGCGAGTATGATGGTGACTACAGCATATCTGGAGACAATTCCCATGTTTTCGGCCTATATAAAGATGCCAAGAACTGTGCGGATGCCGTGGGTGGTCAGGTGGTAGCGCTGATGGTCGCGCAAAAATAATTGCCGTCATGCTGTTCATAGCCTTGGTGGGCGTGTGGTTCTGGGCTAATTGGGAAAGGAGTGATGCGCAAGTGAGAAAGACAACAGCTAGTGCTGTGAGCCCGTGGGATTATGAAGCGTCTGTGGCCGAAGCTGACAATGTGCTAGAAGACTATCGCAGACGAAAACAAAGGTCACGGGTCAAGGCTTCTATCCAGTCGCCATCACTTGACGGTATGCCAAGATCATCATCAATCGGCAACGTTATGGAGATAAAGATTACCAACCATTTGGATGATGAAACGTACGTAGAAGTCTGCGAAAAGACAATCGAGTGCATAGAAGATGATGCTCAGCGAAACATACTGAGAGACTATTACATTAAGCGACCCATTGCCGTAGAACTCTTGATTGCTGATTCCGGATACAGCAAGGCCGGATACTATCTAGCCCTCAAGGATGCTCTTTACACTTTTGCTAGTCTATGGCCAGCTGGTGATCACGGACTGCTGGTAAATAAAAAGTAGACAAACGGTAGACAAAGACTAGACAAAGACTAGACATCTACCCTGAAATTGCATGTTATTATTGTATTGTGCCAAAGGTGAGAACCTGAGGCACGCCTTCTTTCATTTTGTGATGTTCCAACCCGATTCGCGGTGATCATGCCTCCGTGGATAGGTAGCTCCGATGTGGAAGCCACGCATGGCTGCCGGTTCGATTCCGGCACGGAGCATAGCTTGCGATGACCCCATCTGACACTGGGAGAGCGAGCAGCAGATATGAATCACAGATATCACCTTAATGTAGTATTCCGGTTTATGCTGGAGTACTATTTTTTTGAGGTGGTAGAAATGAAAGACAAAGTTGACAAGAGTTATTCGGGTACTTCAAGTTTATCAGTGCGTGTTTCTGGTCCTGAAATGCAAGCATCTAAGGGGTACGACTTAGACTCCGTCATTGGTACGTTGCAGGATTCTCAGGCGCTTATAAGAAAGACATACTTGACCAGTCAGGGGAGAGTACGTTTTACATCTAAGGATTATGACAACTTTCAAATTAAACTGAAAGAATGGCGAGAAGGTTCTCTGTGGTCCGATTTAGAGCTTGTTTATTCAAGTGTGATTTTGCCTACAATTCCATTTGTTGTCGACAATCGTGAATTCATTTGGGAATCTATTAAAGACTCCTACACTTTTTTAAAAGCAAAATTAACCGCCAAGTCAAAGGGGGAGGACGTGAAAGTGGAGCAAAAGGCAGGCGAACACGGCGTGAATATCACAAATAATAGTTCTGGAACAGTGATTGTTGTTGGTCCTGGACTCCCCGATTTTGCTGAGTCGATTAAACCTTATATACAGCAACTAACAGAAAACATTCAACCTAATCGGGTGGACACGATCGAGGTTACTAAGGACCCAATAAGCTCCGCCCCAGAAGATAAAGTCGTTCTTGATTCGTCAGACAAGAAAATATTTGGAGAAACAACATTAACTTCTGACGATCGCGTAAGTATTTCGGGAAAGATTACTGCCCTAAACTACGTGACGAACTCAGGCAATATTGAAATTACTAGTTCTTCTGTTGAGGCTATAAAACCTGGACATGTGTATCACTTGAAGATTAGTACGGATCTACACGCTGAAGATAAGGCCAGAGAAATGTATTTGCGCGACAGACCTTATTATTGTAAATATACGGTGTCTGCTCAAAACCCTAACCGAGTTATGGAAATCACAATTACTGATTGGGATGATATAGAGTGGGATCAACAAGATAAGAATTAAGAACCAGACCCAACGGCGTCTTTTTATTTACTAAAGCGCTCCGCCAAACGGTGAGGTGCTATTTTTGTGCAAACAAATAGCCGGCAAATGCCGGCCGTAAGACTAATCTTTATCAAGTTTTTCTTTCACATCATCAACAGTATCTTTAACGGCATCTTTGGCATCGTCTAATTTTTCTTTTACTTTGCCAAGCACGCCTTCAGCCTTACCTTGTGCTTCACGGGCCTTATCACCAGTAACTTTACCTTCAACTTCCTTGGCTTTACCGGAGATTTTGTCCTTAGTGCTATCAACTTTACCATCTAAGCTCATAGATATTACCTCCTTTTGGTGTACCATCATTGTCCTATATTTTGAGTTATATTGCAAACAACTTATTTTTGGAGGCGAACGGATTGCAATGGACAGATGAACAGATCGGAACGATGCGCAAGCTCGCCTCCGAAGGATTTACCAGACGCGAGACAGCAGACAAGCTAGGAATTAGCTACGATGCAGTCCAGAAGAAATCGCGTCGGCTTGGAATTGAGTTTCAATCACCCATGCCTAATGAATATGACTCAGACGGTACACAGTCTAGTGAGACAATTCTAAAAGTCGTCAGGGGCCACAAAATGACGCCCAGAGAGGTACTAGAAGCCCACGGGTATGATTACACCAAGTGGGAGCTTGTACGTGCCACAAGCAACTACTGGAAGCAGAAGCCTGAAGCAACGCTTTTCCAGAGCAAAATACAAATCAGACCGCTAGTCGATGCTGAACAATATGAATCATTGATGAATGACATCATCACACACAAGGAGCCCTATAAAGCCAAGGCTCCTATTTTTGTGCCGTCAGAACGATATCTTGTCATTCCAGCATTTGACACGCACTTCAACGGACACACGTTTGATATTTACGCAGAGTCCTTGAAGCGGCAGCTAGATATCATACAACGTGGCCATTATGCAAAAGTATTGCTTATTCTAGGCGGTGACCTGGCTCACGTGGACAACATCAACTCGACCACAGCAAAGGGCACACAGCTCGAAACAACTGATCTAGGCGAGACTGTGAACGAAATGGAGCAATACTTCGAGACACTGATTGAAGCGATCATTAAGAACGCGAATGAGTGTGAAGTCATGTATTGCGCCGGGAATCATGATCCGTCAGTTGGTTATATGTTTGCCCGGTTATTGAAACGCGCCTACAGCAACCAAACAAATATCACGTGGGACATATCACTTAAGCATTACAAGGGAGCGATGTTAGGCCACAACTTTATTGGTGCCACTCACGGAGATAAGGGCAAGAACAACTATCTTGCCAAGTATCTCGATGAGTTCGGCTTCATGTTAGGCACAGCACAGAACCGCGAACTGTTTACGGGACATCTCCATTCAGAGATGAGCAAAGACCTAGGCGGATTCGTTCAGCGTCAAGTATCGACACGCAAGCCAACCGACCAATGGACTGATGATATTGGCGTGGTTGCACACAAAACGTTTGAGCTGGTCGAATACAGCGATCATGATACGAGGGCAATCTATTATGTCTAATGCGATGAAGCGAGTCGGCTACGGATATGTAAGCCACACAGAGCAAGCAATCATTGAGAAACTATCAAGGGAAGAGAAACACATGAAAGCAATCATCTATACGAAGCCAAACTGTCCAAAGTGTCGGCTAACTACAAACCGGCTATCCAAAGTCATGCCGGTACAGACAATCATGGCAGACGAACACGACTACAAACAGTTTCGCAAGCTGGGCTATCAATCAATGCCAGTCGTCACGGTGTATAAGCCGGACGGCACGCACGACACGTGGTCAGACATGCGCGTGGACAAGATTAAACAGTACACAAAAAGAGGGTAGGCAACACCTACCCCCCACTTAACAGAATGGAAAGCATGCTTTACGTGGAAATAAGCATTCTTTTTATATGAAAAAGCATTCTTTTTATTTTTTATTTCAAGCATTCCTTACTCACATTTCAGGAGGTGGTGCGGTTGATTGATGTATCGTCACACGCAAGCCGGGCGAAATTCTATGATTCGGCCGAGTGGCGCGACTTGCGCGATGCTGTAATAGCACGTGATAACTACGAATGCCAGTGGTGTAAGGCAGAAGGCCGCGTGACGAACGCGAGTAACGCGATACTAGAGGTTGACCATATTAAGCCGCTTGAACAGTTTCCAGATTACGCGTTGGATCCAGACAACCTGCGCACTTTATGCAAAGATTGCCACAATAAAAGGCACCACAGATTTAACTGGGCGCCACGTGGCAAACCTATTAAGCGGAACAAGTGGGCTGATGATGAAAGGTGGGACTGAACTGTGGAAGATGTGTTTATACGGTTTAACGACACTGGCGAAACCGTTCCGTTAGAACCGCGAACAGAAATTCATTTTGAGCCCTCGGATGAAGAGAAAAAATCTTTCCGTGAGCTAAAACAAGAAGCCGAATTTACATTTGAAGATTATCAGAACGAATTTATAGAAAAACTTCAGCGAAGAATTTTGAGGAAACTGAGCGGCGAAAAATATAAAGTTCGACCGCACGGAAAATTTTACTTTCCTGACAAAAACCGAAAATTCTGATTTCCGAAAAATTCGGCCAAAAATATCAGATTCTTTCTGCGGAAAAATTTTTCCGGAGGCCCAAAAATATTGAGCTTTTTTCCGGCTGGCGCAAGCGGGGGTCGTTTTTACTTTCGATAGAGTTGCGCGCTACTGAATGGACTTTCAGCTGTTATTATTCTCACAAGCTAGCCGCTGCCGTGGTATCGGTCTAACGACCGGCCGCGCGTACTGCCACCCGCCGCCGTCCCTTAATATATAGCCCGCCGTATACGGCTATATAAGCCCGTTTAAGCGGCTTTAATCGGTGCGGGTATAACTGCACTTAACACACTTTAAACGCGTTTACGTGGCCTCCCTCGCTTGTGGTCGATGCAGTACGCTATACAGCTATGCAGGCGCGCCGGGTCCTCTGTCAGCCACTGCCAGACGGTGGCAGGCATAGCCGCGCGCGTGTCTGCATACGTGGCCGCGTATCTGTCAGGATCAAGCGGCGCGGGGGTATATAGTGCATACCATGCCAGTACAACGGCATAGGGCGCGCGGTCTAACGGCCGGTAGCCGCTTCGATAGTCGTACACGGTCGGCAGGCTGATACCCGCCGCCGTGGCTAGCTGCCGCGCCTTAATACGCCTATCAGCCAGCGCGGCCGCAGCGTGGGTTAACGTGCTATCTGTCATTGCTGCCACCTCCCTGCCTTGATCGTATCACAAACCACCCGCCGGGGTGGCAGGTAAACAACTTTTTCCATAGTAAAATCCTCCTCTATCGTGCCGACGGCATAGCGAACACACGTGTCGGCACAGCTACTAAAATAGCCCCGACGATCGGGGCGGGTACTCCTATAAAAACGCGATCCAGTCACCGGCTGCAATGATAGACGCGCCGGCCTGGTGCAGTCCTAGCTGCCAGTAAAGCGCCTGGCCGCATTGTGCGATTAAGTCCCCGATATCTAAGCGGCAGAAATAAACTGCGGCTAAAACGGCCGCTAAAATAAACACACGTTTTTTCATGGTAGTACCTCCTAAGATTAATTAATGCAAGGCCCCGCCGCAGGGTTGAACCGCGGTTACACCGGTCGGGGCGGGCGGTGCTTAGATCGCTGCGAGTAGTGAAGCAGTGTCGACGGTGTAGCGATCGCCGCCGGTGATGAAGGTGGTAGCGTAGCGCTCGGGATCAATGGCAGCATGGACGATGGTCCCCGCCCGGGTAGGTGCTAAAATTCTACGGCGCTGGTGTTCCATGCTTTCAGAGAGTGAGTGATTTCGTACGCGTCGTTAAACACTTCACGTAGGGAAATAAAGCCATCGGGTTCTAGTATGTCGTAGTAGTCCTGTTCAGTGACAAGCCGCGCCATTTCCTGGCCTTCTTTCGTTCCCGTGTACCGGTCGTGTACCATTTCCGGCGTGATTTTTACTAACATTGGTGTTTGCATTTTTGTTACCTCGCTTTTTCTTTTTTGTGGTGCTATGCCCGCGCCGGTATTGAAACCGGCCTCGGCGCTTGCGCGGGCTGTTAGTTAGGCGTAAGGGTCGAAAGTGATCGCGTCGCCGTCAATTGTCGGGCGGCTGGTTGCGATCTCGTTACGGTCGTAGAAGTCAGCTAGCGCCTCGACGCTTGCAACGTCTTCAGCTTCTAACACGTCGCCCCACGGTCCAACCGGAACGCCTGCCACAACGTCGCCGGCTTGATCGTACTCGGTCAAGGCTGCCATCTCTCTAGCCTGTGCTAGCGTGATGCGGCCGGGCTTGTATGCTACTGAAGCGCGGCGCGTTTCAACGGTTCCCCAGATGTCACTATCAAATGTCTTTGCCATGATAAAAACTTCCTTCCTTGTGTTAGACCTTGTCTAATGTTAGACTGTAATTGTATTGTTTAAGGGGCGTTAACTCTTTGCCCCTTTTCTTTACGTCTATCATCATATATCCAACATTAGACAGTGTCAACAGTTTTTGTCTAATTTGCTAGAATATAACACAAGAAGGGCGATGAAATGCCGTGGTTACAGTATTAGATAACATAAAAAGATTTGCAAAGTTGCGAGGCTTAAGCCTGGCAGAGGTAGCAGAGCGCGCCGGGATCTCTCGAGCTTCTATATATACATGGGATAAACGGCAGCCGACTTCTAGCGCGTTGGCCGCTGTCGCTGAAGTACTAGGCGTGGCAGTTGCTGACTTGCTGAAGGCTACGCGCTACGCTAGCCCGGCGGCTACTGCTACACCTGCTACGCTGCCGGCTAGCGGCGTTGATCTCGCCGCGCTTCTATCGGATGAAAGCACAACGCTTCTATATAAGGGGCGTCGACTCGACGACCGAGACCGGCAGACAGTCGAGCGGGTGCTGGATCGCTAGCAATCTTCTATATAGTATACAGAGTTAAGGGCGCGGGCTTTATGGCCGGCGCTTTTATTGTGCCTTCTATATTTTTTAGCCAGGCGGCGGCAGCTGTGATTTTTTCACAGACAAACAGGCCCCCCGGTCAAAAAGATCGCATGTTTTCTTTTTCTGGGAACCGGTGGATGGGTCATGACTCCGGAGAACTATTTAATTTTTACGCACGCGAGGGGGGGTGAAGCAAAATGAACGAAAATCGAATTAGAGCAGAGCTACTGAAGCAGATTGATGCTGACTCGGCTATTGCTCTTGAAAAGGTGGAACGCTATGTGTCATTGACGCAAATATTCTATGAATTGAAGAAGTCCGTGGCAGAAGATGGCCCTGTCACAATCACGGTCAATGGATCACAGCGGTTCACTAAGACCAACCCCGCGATTGATGCAATGAATAAGGTTAATTCCCAGCTGATTGCACTGGGGAAAGATATGGGTGTTGATGTCCTGCCAGCACCTAAAGACGGCCCGGCGATTGAGACGGCCGAGGACGCGATGCTATGAGTTACGTCACTGATTACATCGACCTTTTTAAGCAGGGCAAGGTCAAATTTAATATTGAACGTGTGCAGCTTGTCGAATACGTAGAGAAGAACATTCTCGGTAACGATGAGCTGTATTTTGATGAAGTCAAGATTGATCGTTGCGTGCGCTTCGCCGCCAAGAATTTCTTTGAGTTGGAACCCTTCCAGAAGTTTCTAGTTTCGTTCGTATTTCTGTATCGCAAAGAAGACAATTCAGCATTCTACCAGAACTTTTTGTGGATGATGGGACGTGGCGCTGGTAAGAACGGGCTAATCAGTGCGCTGTCTGCGTTTCTGATGAGTGGCTTCCATGGGGTGCCCAATTACAACGGGTCAATCGTGGCGAACAGTGAAACGCAAGCCAAAACCTCCGTTAAGGAAGTTGGACAGTCGATTGATAACCATCCGGGCATGGACAGGTTCTTTAAGGTCACCAAAGAAGTCATTACTAGCAAAGAAACCGGCTCTGAGCTGACCTATCGCACTTCAAACCCCAAGACCAAAGACGGCCTCCGCGATGGCTTTGTTATCTTCGATGAAATACACATGTACCAAGATGACAGTGGCATTCAAGTCTACCTTTCTGGCTTAGGTAAGGCCCAGCCGCCACGAGTCTTCTATATTGGGTCAGATGGTTACGTTCGTGACGGCTTGCTTGATAAGAAAAAGAAGCTGGCGGCAGATGTTTTATCTGGCAAGGCTGCTACTGATGCAATTTTTCCGTGGATATGCAAGATTGATAGTCGTGAAGAAGCCGATGATCCTGATAACTGGGAGAAAGCTAACCCTATGTTCAGCAAGCCCCGTAGCACATACGCTAAGGGTCTTTTTCGTACCGTCAAAACGCAATATGACGAATTGGTTGATGACCCAAGTGGCACCGAAGAGTTCTATACAAAGCGTATGGACGTGCCGTCAGAGTCAATGGTCAGCAACGTTGCGCCGTATGAGGAAATTAAGGCGACCAATCAACCAATACCAGATGATTTAGACGGCCGCGAGGCGATTGCAGCTGTCGATTTTGCGCAAATTCGCGACTTTATGGCCGCGGCAGTGACGGTTAAGTACCCAACCACTGATGAGAATGGCAAAGCGTTAACAAAGCTGGTCACATTCGAGCATCAATGGGCGACAAAGTGGTTCTGCGATAAGTATTACGGCTATTCCAGACGCGATGCGAATGAAGAAGTCCCAAACGCGCGCATTCAGGTACCTATCCACGATTGGGAAGACGCCGGACTGATGACCGTGGTGCGTGCTGACACGATGGAGCCTGAATTAGCGCTGGCGTGGGTGAATGAAATGGCGAACCGGTTCTCGATTACGGACGTGGTGATGGATAACTTCCGCGCCACACTGCTAAAGAAGCCGTTTGAAGATGCTGGCTATAACGTACAGATATTGCGTAACCCACGGAACCTTGATCCGCTGTTGTCTGTAATCGTGGACGATGGTTTTCCGAAGCGTCGGTTCATCTGGGGCGACAACCCACTACTGCGGTGGAATACGCAGAACGTGCTTGTCAATATTGATAAGGCCGGCGGTAAGCATTACGAAAAGAAAGAGGCAATCAGGCGCAAAACTGATGGCTTCCAAGCCTTTGAATACACGCTGTACCTGCTTGACAAGCTCAGCGATGAAAATGTGTCTGGGATGCTGGACATGTTTGCCGGGCTTCACTACGGATAACCGGAAAGGAGGTGATATTTATTGAATGTATTCAAAGACTGGTGGTCAGCAATCACACAACGGCGTGATACATCGTTCATCTACGATACGGATATGTGGGAGCCCGCCGCTTCTAGGGTGTTTATCAAGCGGCTGGCAATCGACACGGTGCTGAATTTTGTGGCCCGTTCATTTGCCCAGTCCGAGTTTAAGGTGATGAACGGTGATCGCGTTGATAAGAAGTCAGAATTGTACTACCGGCTCAATGTGCAGCCTAACAAGAACCAGACTTCGGTTGAGTTTTGGTCAAAGCTGATTTATGAGTTGCTCTACAATTCCGAAACACTGGTCGTACAGGGCGATGACGGCGACATTTACGTTGCTGACAGCTTCATGAAGAATGACTTGGCGTTATACCCCGACACATTTACTGGCGTCACCGTCGGCACCTATACGTATACCCGCACCTTCAACATGCAGGACGTACTCTACATCAAAAATAGCAATAATCGGCTGGAAGCGTATGTTTCCGGCCTTTTTGATGACACATCAGAGCTATACGGCCGCATGTATGACGTTGCGATGCGTGAAAAGCAAATTCGCGGCATCGTGAAGGTCGGGGCTTTGACTGGTACTGATAAGGAGAAACAGGACAAGCTCCAAAACTTCATTGACAACATCTTCAAGCAGTTCAACCACCGCTCGATTGCGATTGTGCCTAACGGGCAAGGGTTGGACTACACGGAAACCAATTCAGTCAGTGAGACGCGAAGCACGTCACCACTAGAAAACCTAACCACGCTTAGAACGCAATTCATGGACGATGTAGCGGCGTTGGTTGGAGTGCCACCCGTGTTACTACACGGCCAGCAAGCCGAGAGTGACCAAGCCAAGCAGACGTTCGTTGATAACTGCCTAGGCGCGCTGAACAAACTCGTGGAGGCTGCGCTTAATTCCACATTCTTTACCAAAGCGGAATACCGGCGAGGCAGTCACATTAACATCGTGGGTCTTGGCAAGGCCGATTTGACTAAGCTGGCAGAACCGTTAGACAAACTGCGTGCCGGTGGATTTGTCAACGGGGATGAAGGCCGTGTTCTGATTGGGCTTGACCCAACAGGTAAGCCTGAGATGCAGGAATACTACGTAACGAAGAACTATGGGCAAGCCGCTGTAAATGACAATGCAGGCACCGGTTCCACAGATACCGGTGCCGATCAATCTAAAGAGGGAGGTGAATAGGAATGGTAAAGATTAATATCAAAGGTCGAATCGTTAATGACAGCATGGGGCCGGTATACGACTTCATGAAGATGACAGCAACGTATCCTAAACAAGTCAATGATGCTCTGGCCAATGCTAGTGGCGATGTTGATGTTGACATCAACTCAGGCGGCGGCTTGGTTGATGCAGGCGAAGAAATTTACACTGCACTGCGCAACTATCCCGGTCACGTTACGGTAAACGTGGTCGGCACTGCTGCTTCTGCTGCTTCTATTATCGCTATGGCCGGTGACGAAGTTGTGATGTCTCCAGTCGCACAGCTTATGATCCACAACGTACAAGCTGGTGTTGATGGCGACAATCGCGACCACGCACATATGGCGGAGGTACTGGAAGGGCTGAACTACTCACTAGCTAAAGCATATGTTGCGAAAACCGGCAAGAGCGAAGCTGATATTTTGAACATGATGAATAACGAAACTTGGCTCACAGCAGAACAGGCTGTTAAGGAAGGGTTCGCTGACAAGATTATGTTTAAGGACGCTAAGCTCGTTGCTAGTGTGGATGAATTACTCGACGATAAGACCTTAGACATGGCGCGCGAAATGATGAACCAAGTCAACAAGCCACAGCCGCCAACAATTCATCCAACGACCAGTGGCATTACCGGCCACGGGCTTGCAAATGCCTACATCAAGGCCGACAACCACCAAGGCAAGAAGATTGCCGAAGGTCACGCTGATGCGCAAGGCGACTTCTCACTCAAGGTTAAGCTGAACCCCGGCGATGAAGTCCGCGTGACGCAAGCCGACAAGTGGGGCACCAGTAAGCCCGCCGTGGCCAACGTGCCGGGTGGTAAGCCTGATACCACTAACGAACAGATTGATGCCTTGAAGGCTGAAATCGAAGCACTCAAATCTAAACAGACGGTTCATTCCAATTGGAACGAGCCGTTTTTTAATGCCTAAAGGAGGGCACATTTATGACAATTAAGTTTGGCAAAGAGGACGTTCAATTCACCAACTATGAAGACGCCCAAAAGCACTATGCTGATTTGGTTAAGGACAAAGAAGCGACTGATGACGCCAAGACCGAAGCATTTTCCGACATGATGAACGCGCTTGGCGCAGATAGCGTTAGCTACATTCAAAAGCAATTCGATGAAAAGACGCAAGCGTTCATGGATATGAAGGCCGCAGACCCATCTTTGACTGCCGAGGAAATTAAGTTCGTCAATGAAGTATCCACTGACAGCTCTTTGGATAAGGCATCTTCCAAGGACATTCTGGTACCGCAAACGGTTGTTGACCGGATTTTGGAAGACTTGACTACCGAACATCCACTGCTGGGTGCTATTGGCCTGAAGAGCAACGGCATTCGTCTGAAGTTCTTGAAGTCTGACGCTTCTGGTGTCGCTGTATGGGGCGACTTCATGGGCGAAATTCAGGGCCAGCTCAAAGCGAAGTTCAGCAAGGAAGAAGCAATTCAGTCCAAGCTGACTGCTTATACCGTATTACCAAAAGACCTCAAGGACTTTGGCGCTGGCTATATCATGACCTTCATCGTTACCCAGTTGAAGGAAGCCATTGCGGCCGCCGAAGAATCTGCATTCTTGTCCGGTGACGGCGTTCAAAAGCCTGTTGGTCTTGATCGTGACTTGTCCAATGGTTCCGCTGACTCCAACGGTGTTGTGACCTATCCGGCCAAGGAACCAGCAGGCACACTGACCTTCTCCAACACGAAAGAATCTGCTAAACAGATTGCTGAAATTCTGGTTAAGCTGTCCAAAGCGGAAAACGGCAAACCTGTTGCTATCTCCGGCAACACCTACTTCGTTCTCAGCCCAGCACAGCACATTCGGCTGCAAGCTCAGTTCATGGTTCAAAACCAAGCCGGTCAATTCGTAACAGCATTGCCATTCAACATGCAAATTATTGAGTCTCAATATCAAGCAGATGACAAGACGGTCGTATTCGTTAAGACTCGTTACGATGCTGAAGAAGCCGGCAACATGACCATTCAGTCTTCTTCTGATGCTTTGTTCTTCCAAGACGCAATGGTCTATGCAATCAAGCACTTCTTCTACGGCCGTGCACGGGACAACAATGCCGCTCTGGTATACAACCTTGACTTCGGTACTCCGGGCTCTAATACCACGCAGACTACCACTGGCGGTGACACCGGTGAAAACCCAAAAGCGTAACGCCGGCCCCGAACCCGGCGACTGGCCTCAAGATGAGCCAGGCAACGGCTTCGATTAAAGTCGGCGCAACTAAGCAAGTAACCGCTGTGGCTGACCCGGCTGATGCTGCTGATGCCGCGGCCGTGAATGGCGCTATCACTTATGCTTCTGACAACGAAGCAATCGCGACGGTAGCGGCTGACGGTACTATCACGGCAGTTGCTGAAGGCACGGCGAATGTTACTGCTACGAGTGGTAGCTTCACGGCATCGGTTAAGGTAACCGTTTCCGCAGCAGCATAAGGAGGTGGCATGAATGGCATCGGTAGTTGATGACAAAATGCTGGCCGATTTTAAAGCCTATATGCGCATTACGCATAAAGCCGAAGACCCTACGTTGAAAACGCTGCTGGAACAATCGGCAGCGTGGGCGATGGACACCCTAACTGATGCAGCGCTTAATAATCCGCAGACGCTAGAACTGGTGTTTAACCGTGCTCGTTACGCATTCAATGATAAGCTCGGCGACTTCAACAACGACTTCCAGAGTGATATTTGGAACCGATCAATCAATACGTATGTGCCAAAGGAGGTGGACTGGGATGGCGAAACAACCAAGTAATGGCGATTTGCGCACCCCGGTCTACTTCTATGCGGTTACATCAGATGATGGTATTGAACCGAGCGAAGCACCAACCTTGCCAGTATTTATGGCATGGGCGCAGGTCTATGCGGCCAGCACGAAGGACAACACAATCCTGAACACGCATGATTATACGGCTGGTGTCACAATCAAAATTCGTGATACCGAAGGCGAGTTTGTGCCAGACCCGAACCTCAATTCTGTTTATATTGACGATGTGCGGTATAGCAAGATTGAAGACTGGGACATTATCGATGTGCGGCCAGACTTTGAGGATGATCGCTTCATCGTCTGCGTATTGGGCAATCCGAAGGCAAAGGTGGTGGACGCTGATGCCAGTTGAGATTTTGGGCTATGACGAAGCAATGAACGCGCTAACGGACAAGATTGGTCCAAAGGCCAGCAAGCGGTGGATGCGCAAAGCTTTGAAGGCTGGTGGCGACATCATGGAAGCCGCGTTCAGCGAGGCTACAGCGCAGTATGAACGGACAGGAGCAACGCACGAAGCTGTGGCAGAAGAAAGCGTGCGAGTCACGAACCAAGGCGCGTCGGTTAAGGTTGGTTTCTCAAAGAATGACCCTAAACAGCGTTGGCGGCTAGTCCACTTGAACGAGCTAGGATATTCAGCCCACGGCGTGTTCGGCAATCCGGCCAAGACCAACGCCACGCGCAGTGATACTGGTCTCGCATTCTACAAGCCGCGTGGCTTCGGGTTGTTGCAAGCCGCCTATGATGATAATCGTAAAAAGGCATTAGAGGCACAGGCTGAAGTTATTCGGCGGGCGCTCAAATGACCAAGGACATTTACACGATTATCACGGACAAACTCAATGCGAACCCACGTTTCAAAGCGCTGGTTGCTGACCGGATGAAGATTTACGATTATCCGGCTTCAAAGTCGAAGACGCCACTGTTCGTATTGATCTACCCAATGGAACCACCGTCACCGGGGCAAGCCGGTAGCGATGGTTCTTTGTCTGTTCAATTTTATTTTCAAGTCAACGTTGAAGGCACTAATCGCCATGACGTGAAAGAAGTAGCCGCTATCGTGCGAGACACGATGAGCGGCTTTAATTTTGGCCAGCTTTCCACCGGCCTAGACGAATACTTCCCGGAAACGAACCGCTTTGTTGATGCACGGCGTTATCGGGGAGTGACACAGCTATATGACAACAACTATTAGGAGGAACAATACATGGCTGATAAAGGTTTTCGGCGCCTGAAGATTTTCATTCCTGCCGCCGGCGAAAATAAGACCGCACAGAGTTTTGTAATCGAAGGCATTACGAATAAAGGTGCTACCAGCACCGTTGAAATTACTGGATTGAGCAAAGAAGCAACCACCGTTGCCGGATCTGATGGGGTTTACTACATCTCCCGTGAAGGCGTTGGCGATGCCAAAGCGGTATTCGGTCTGTTGGATTTGCCACACGCAATTGAGGCCGCAATTTTGGGCTACGAAACTGACGAAAATGGCTTGACGTTCGTTGGTGAAAAGACGGAAGCCCCGTACTGCTCGGTTGTTATTGAAGACACCGACCTCGCAGGCAACAAGGGTGAAATTGGCTTGTTCCGTGGCACCTTTGCCAAGGATACGGCTAAGTCCATCAAGACTCTGGATCCAAAAGAAACGTTCACACCTGAAGCTGAAAGCTTCACTTTCACCATGGCACGTGCCGAAACCGATGAAGATGCAGGCCGTTATGAAGTTGAATACTACGGCAAAAAGGATGACGAAGCTTTCGCCAAGCTTGAAGCCAAGGTTCTGACCGATGCCTTCAAGCCGGGAGAAGTAAGCGACCCAAAAGCGTAACGGGCGTAACGTTAGCCCCAACCACCGTTAGCGTGGAAGTTGGCAAGACCGCCAAACTGACCGCTACGATCGCACCCGCCGATGCTGCTGACCAATCAGGAAAGTGGACTGTGGACGATACTACCAAAGCCACGATTGCTGACGACGGCACAGTGACCGGCGTTGCTGAAGGCACGGCCAACGCGACCTTCACTACTACAGACGGCGCTAAGACCGCAACGGCTGTAATTACTGTCACTGCCGCGGCTTAGTAATTAGTCAACACTCGCCTACGAAAATCACAGTAGGGCAACCGGCGGGTGATAGGAGGAACCATGAGCAAACCATTAACACTAACTATCCATACTAAAGATGGCGACCACACTTATACGCAAGAATTTATTCCACTGCAAAAAGCGCTTGACGCGGCCACGATGCGTGAACCGTTTGAAGATGGAACAAACTTTAATCTAGCAAAGTGGACACAAGCACACGTCTCTTTCGTGGCTAAGATTTTCAACATCTCGGAGAAGGAAATCTACGACGGTGTTGATGCCCGCGACTTGGACAAGGTAATCGGTATCGTAAATACGATTTTAGGTATCGACCCAAACTAAAGGACGGCAAGGGTTCCATAACGCTTGCCGAGTATAAAAAACAGATATACGCGATGGTGCGTAATATCGTCACCAATCTGGAAGGGTTCACCGTCAATGATGTGCTAAGCACCGATGTCGATGCACTTCATGGCGTTTTGTTTGCCGACAAGGAGCAGAAAGAACCCGGCAGGTTGATTGATTGGATCAAAGAACGACAGGAAGGAGGTAAATAATGGCCGAACAAACTTTAGGCCAAATGGTCATTAAGTTATCCCTAGACAGCAGTGCTTTCGGTTCTGGGCTTGATGCTGCTAAGAAAGCAAGCAAAAACGCCATGATGGAAATGAAAACCGACATGGCGATTGCGGCTGCGGCTGGCGATAAAGTCGGTGTACTCCAAGCAAAGCAAGCTGGCTTGATGAAAGAAATGGCCTCCAAGGTAAACGAGATGAAGCGCGCGCAAGACGCATACAACGCTTCGTTCACCAAGACCGGTCAAGCACAGGCTTCCACAGCTAAGTATGCTAAGGACTTCAATAAAGCGGCAATGGAATTAGCCCGCTTCCAGAAGCAAATCGTTCAGGCCGCTGGTCAGCAGGCCGTGCTTGAGGTCAAGACTAAAGGCGTGACTGGCGCTATCAATAAGATGGGCGCTGGCTTGACGACTGGCGGCAAGGCACTGTCTAGCTTTGGTAGTAAAGCCACAATGGGTGTGACTGTTCCAATCGTGGCAGCGTTTGCCGCCGCGACTAAGAAAGCTATGGCCTTCCAGAACCAACTTATCGTGATCAAGAATTTATTGACCACGAGTGGTGAGTCTGGGGCTTCGGCAATGAAGGCTGTCAATCAAATGCAAGAGCAGGCGGTTCAGCTTTCCAATCACTACGGCGTATCGGTTGAGAAAATCACTGAAGGCTACGAAGCACTGGTTCGCCGTGGTTATAACGGTGCTCAAGCTGTTGGTGCTATGAAGGCTGAACTGCAAGGCGCCTTGGCATCAGGCGATGATTTTAATGACGTGGTTAAGGTTGCGTCAGAAACGATTGAGTCGTTCGGCTTGCGTGTTGACAAGTCTGGACATCAAATTCAGTCCACATCTAAGATGGCGGCAATCACCAAGAAGACTGTCAATGAGCTGGCGTATGCCGCTGATATGACGGCTACCGACTTTCAAGGCATGGGCTACTCCATGAGTTACGTGGGTGCAACCGCAAAACAAGCCGGTTATAGCGTATCTTCCACTGCCGCTGCTCTTGGTATCTTGAGTAACAACGGGCTTTCGTCACAGAAGGCTGGTACTGGTCTGCGTAAGGTGTTAATCAGTCTG